CTCTCATCTCAGCATTGATGTCACCAATGGTATCTATCATCTTAGCTCCTTCTTCTCTTATCTTATTGAAGTGTTGTATCAATGCTTGACCTTCAGCTGATTGTTTCTCAGCTTCGGACATACGACTAATCACAAGAGCGAGGTTAGCTGCTTCCTTACGCATCTGGTTCATCTCACGTTTTGCATTAGGAAGATTCTTAGTTATATTAGATATTTGGTTTGTATATTCTTTAGTAGATGCTGCCGCTTGTTTTATACCATCCGAAAATGCGTTAGCGTCTAAATTTATTTTTACGGATAATTGTGACATGTCTCTTTATTATATTTTTGCTAGCTATATAAAATAATACGTATATATATAATATAGAAATTTGGTATAATGATTTATAAATGACAATTATATCATTGAATATGATATATAAATGACAATTATATCATTGAATATGATATATAAATGACAAAGAAAGCAGGATTTATTGGTCCTGCTTTCGATTCATGAATCCTGCTTTCGATTCATGAATAGTTTCTTCAATTGAGATATATCTTCATCTGTTGTATTCATTCTACTTACTATAGTGTTTGTGTTGCTAGATTCTTGTTCTTCTGGAAATCTAAGTATGTCCACTGGTTTGATCTTACAATGTGGTCTAGCTGTCCAATAAGCGATCATTCTAGCTCTCTCATAATCTTCTCGTTGACTGGTTACCATGTTGTCTATTATAAATGGTAGCTCATATTCTTGCATCTCGTCCATGAAATAATCATATGGTACGATCTTATATTGAAATACAAGTATTTTAATTAATTCATGGACTCTTAAGAGTTTGGGTCAGGTTCTTCTCCTTTCTTTGGTTTAGATCCTTTCTTTGGTGATAGCTCGTTTTGTTGAGTCATCTTCTTATAGAACCAGTTGTTGAAATCAAGGAACAACTTATCATTTCCATTATCATCAACCCAGTTAGAAAACTCAGCTTCGGTCAAATCACAATCTACATGATTATATTGCATTGTCGCTAAGAACACACAATAAAATAAAATGTTTGCATCGTGGCTACCATTTAGTTTATCTAAGGTTTTTCCAGCTTTATCTTCGAATAAATAATGAACTCTATAGCTCCAATGAAGATCATATTCATTTCCGTTGTAAGTAATTTTCATATGTTTATAGTTTAGTTCTTTTTATAGAATATAGAAATATTTTATAAAATATTTCAGTTGGTTGCTATAACAACCTATAGAAATTCATTTAGTCATATTTTTAAATTATATAAAATGATATAATGAAATTTATCATTTCATAATGATATAATTGTCATTTTTATATTACTATTATATAACTTCTATCCAATATCTAATAATTGTCCTAAGATAATATTCATCACCATCAAATGTAGTAGTAATCTGAACGGTTCCAGTATTTCCAATAAAATTTATCAAATATGAATATGAATATCCAAATTCTGGATCTCCTGAAACATCTTCCGATATAGATACTATAGAGTCATCACTTGATTGTATGTTTAATTGAGCTCCACTACCGTTTGGAAGCGAGTTGTCTATCCACGGCAGCCCATCATAATAATCTCCATTAAATTCTATCTGTTGTGTTGATGTATTATAAGTAATTGTCTCATTATTTATATTAATATTCTCTATATTATCACCAATCTCTTTTGTAAGCAACCACTCAAATGGAGCTTCTTCAGTAGGAATTGGATTTCCATCATAGTCATATCCAGGATTATCAGGATCTTCTTGTGTTCTATCTATTGATATTGTTACTGTTATTGACCTTGATTGATTTGTGTCATTGTTTGTGTATGACATAACAACTTCAACTCCATCATAATCTAGAGTTGGAGTACCAACACCTGTTATTACAGCATAATCAGTTTCTACATTCCAAGTTAGCTTAGTGTCATCTGAGGATGTAAAAGAGTATTTAGAAATATCCTCATCAAACAATGCATAAAATTCAGCATTAGGTTGATTTATAGTATAGTAAAGATACTCTGTTTCAGTTTCAATCTCATATGATTGCATCAGTGTACCAGTTTCAGGATCAGGATCCCAATAACATGCATATAAGCCTGTTTGATATGGATAAGGCTCTTCTGGTTCTTCGGCTGACCAGATTTGTGTCTCGTTGATCAGCACCTTTTTTATAGGTACTGATCCGAGAAGTATATTCTTAATATTTTGTCCGTTTATCTTTATCATATTATAGAAATCATGAATTTGTTGGTGGTGTGACTTTTACCACTTGCCAATAATATGGCTTACCCCAGCTACCAGATGCAAACTCATTTGAGTTTGCATTCATTACAAATACAGCATCTTTTGATTTTATTTCATCTGTGCCGCCACCTATCCAGTTTGAACCTATTGTCTCTCTAGATGTTGTAAAGTTAGCCATTATCTCAATATATTTTAAAGAGCTACAAGCATAAAACATACTATTAAATGCATATGATGGTATATCAGCAGTATCACCATTAAATCTTATAGATGGTGACTTAATTAAAGAACTACAATCACTAAACATACTATTATAACAACTATTTACCAGTGTAGTTGCAGGTAATTTAGATATTGTAGTATTCATAGATGAGCAACTTTGGAACATATTTGAATAACAAGCATCTGCTAATGTTGTAGCTGGTAATTCTTTAAGACAATAAGTTAAATTACTACAATCCCTAAACATACTATTATAACAATTATTAGATAATGTAGTTGCTGGTAATATTAATTTACTAATATCAAATACACTAGTGTTACCTCTAAATAAGTTTTGAAAAACTTGTGGCCAATCAGCAAGTGAAGTTTGTAATGAGAAATTATCATCATATAATAAACTCATTATATTTCCACTTATTTTTAAAGGGGCATAAGCTCCACTATTCATTTTTAATCTAATTGTCTCTCCTGATGGATGAGCAGAATTTCTATGTCCTCTAAAATAAACTTTAGTACCGATTTCTAAACCTATATACGCATATTTATTTAAAGTTGTCCAAGTTGTCTTATTAGTACTATATTCAATGGTATGATATGAGTTTTTATCAGATATATATAAACCATTATCAGCACCACCAACTCTCTCGATTGTGAAATACTCATTCTTATATGAAGTTAAATCTTCATCTTCTGCTATCATGTATGTCTTCATAGGATCATGATATAAATAATTATCATAATCGGTTTGTGATAATATCTCAATATTTGGTATTGGTAATGAATTAATATTTGAATTAATATTATTTATACTTGTCTCAATATTGCTAAATTTATCTTGTAATCTATATGTTGTATTGTCAGATCCCCTTGGAGCTGATAATATATTTACATATCCATCTGAATCGACACTTAAAGCATCTTTACGAGTCACATTTCCTCTGTTTAATGACGGAGTTTGAATTAATTTAATATCTCTGGTTGTCTTTAAAGTAAATGTGGTTGTTGGTATACTTGGATCAACTTCTATAGTAAAATCAATATCAAAATTCCTTTCTGGGTGTGCTGACTCTCTATATTTTATAGTATGTTTTAATACATGATCTTCAAATTTTGCAATAAAATTAGGATAATAATAATTATAGTTTAAAGTAAACTCAGTATCATTATCATCATATCCTTTATTTGTATTATTTGGTGTTAAATTTATAAAAAATGCTTGATCATTTGAACCAACTAATGTCTCCATATTATAATTATGAGTGGATGTAAAAGTTTTACCTTTCTCATTTAATGGTGTAAATGATACGCTTGCACTCCAAGTTTGTGGTACAGATCCATATCCAACACTAAATACATTATTATCTAAATTATTAAAATATCCAAACTTAGCAGTTGGTGTTATATCATTAGATCTTAATCCTTCACCAACTACTATAGTATCGGTATAAGTTGTTCCTCCACCAGCTTCTTCAATCAATTCATCTACCTCTTCTTTATTATATGTCTCTGTCTTGTCATATATTATAGTAGGATTAGTCTCTTCTGGGTTAGCTGGATCTACATATACAACATTCCAACCTTCTGGGATTCCATAGTTGTCATTTATAGGATAAGTTTCGGCCCAATTATTTGCTGTATTTAATACCAAAGTTCCATTAGATACATTTGAAGGATTGATCCAGTGATAATCAATCGAGTCATCTCCAAATATCTGATTAGCTAACATTAACTCAGCATATTTCACATTTGGATCACCATGTCCCATTCCCCATAAACAAAATTGTGCACCAGAAACTGGACGCAATGCTCTAATGCTTGGAAATTTAGTCAATGATGGACAATCCATATACATGCTCCTATAACATTCTTGTGGTAACTCTTCAGCTGGCAAGATATCTACTGACTTGATTAATGATGGACAGCTCATGAACATCTCATTATAACAACGATCTGCTAATGTAGTTGCAGGTAACTCACGTGGTCCATATTTTAAGTTGCTACAATCATAGAATATTGCTTGGTAACATTGTGCGGATAATGTAGTTGCTGGTAATATCAACCTTGAAGCATCTCTTAATCCTTGACTATGATCAAAGAAACTTTGGAATGCTTGTGCATATGCTGATATATCTGTCTGTCCTACAAAGTTGTCACCAAATATCAAACTATTGATGTTACCACTTATAGCAAACGCACTGCCTATAGCGAACTTATATTGTAATCCGAATATATCTGGTTGTGCTTGTTGTTGTAACGTACCTTTTAGATAGATCTTTGTGCCAGCTGTGAATGTTCCAGTTATACCATTAGCAAATGCATCTGTCCATGTAGATTTATCAGTTGACCAATATAATGTAGCTTCTGTCTCATTAAGTCTAGCTGGTGAGAAATCAGTTGCATCTTCTAACACTTCTATAGTGAAATACTCAGACTCATATGGTGTCAGATCTTCACTTTCTTTTAAGACATAAGTCTGATCACTGGCATGATATAAATATGAGTTATACTCGTGGTTGTCTTCAATGTTAAAGGTTTGGCTATTGTTTTCGAGCTCAGTAACTTTATCATCTATATCATTGATTTTGTCTTGTAATGCATAAGTTTCTGTAGATGTGCCTGTCTCGTTGATATATGTCTTGCCATCAGATTTGACTAACAATGCATCTTTTCTTTCTATGGATTTAGCATAATACAATAATCTAGTAGCATTTCCATCTTCTATAATCAATCTTGAAGTACATTCTACATCTAAATCAACATATCCTGTATCTTCATGCCAAGTAACAGTCATTGTGAAAGTAGTAGGAATACTCCATAAATCATCTCTATCTAATGTCTTAGTGAATTGATGATTTTCATCTAATTCAATAAAGAATTTTCCAAAACTCATGCCAAAGCCACCAAACTCACCTTCATTGTTCTTATTCTCTATTTGGCCATTAATTCCAAATTCAAACATTCCATTCTCTACATATTGTCCAAATTGAGGCAATTCTCGTGATCCTGAGAAAGTGTATGATGCTTCTTGTAATGGATTTATATGATTATGATATTCAAATATATAATCGGTTAAATTATCATAATTTAAAATTCCACTACCAACAGCAAACAACTCACCTTGCACACCAGTATTATATGCCCCAAACACAGCTGTTGGATCATTTTCATTGTTGGTGTTTATTAATTCTGTACCTACAAGGATTGTGTCAGTATAAGTTGTTCCTCCAGCTTCTTCTATCAACTCATCTACTTCATCTTTGTTATATGTCTCTGTCTTGTCATAAACATCAGCTGAATTTGCTTTGTCAGCCAATAAAGAATTGACTGAGGTTTTATTATAGACATCAGCTGTGTTAGCTTTAGTGTTGATCTGTGTCTGTAAATTATCATCGCCAGCAATTCTAGATGACTCTTCACTGCCAATTGCTCCATTTATTGTTGACACTTTAGCATCAATCTCTGTCTTATTATAAACATCAGTCTTAGGATAATACAACTCAAACTTATCATCTATGGTGGTGATGGCTGATTGTAAAGCTTGGTCATTTGAGCTACGTGTTCTAGCTTCATCATTTATAGATTGAGTCAAAGTAGCATAATTTTGTGCTATAGTTGTGGTATTTGATTCAATATTTTGTGTGTTTGTGCTTACTTGGGTAGTCAAATCATCCACTTCACCACTTACGACATTCAACTCTTCTTTAGTTGCAAATATCTCGCTCGCATATTCAAATCCAATTCTTACTTTGACATCTAAATAATCCATCAAGTCTTCATTTAGATTTGCATCATTAGTCGCATCTACTGCACTGAACATCTCACGACCACGAGCTTTCCATCTAAAGTTGTTACCATCACTATCTATACCAGTGATTTGCATACCATATGAGCTACCCGGTGTCAAAGATAATCCTTCAACATTGGCTATAATTTTGCTTGTGTCTTCATCATCTAATGCCCATTCAAGTGGTATGTAGATGTTGCGTGGCTCATTTAGTAACTGAACTGTGATATTCTTACATACAGATAAGTCAAATGGTTCCCAAATGGTCTCACCTGTCTCATAATTTGGTTTCTCTACACGAATATAGATCTTAAAGTCATTCCCAGAAGGTATTTTACATGGTCTGGCCTTTACTTTGTTACATTCCATATTTTGATTATATATTTTTGTGTGGTTATCTTTATTAATAATATAGAATTTTTCGAAATTTGGATAAAAAAAGAGACACAGTCTAATCTATGTCTCTAAGTATTTATAAATTCAAGAAGAAAAATTTATGATGTTTTTTTCTTATCTGTTGCCACAAACTTAGGCTTATGCACCTTGTACACCCCAATTTGTTGTATTAGCCGCTTCAGTAGTATAGCTACCAGTACCAGTCATAGTACAAGATATAGAAGCATTCTCGCCAGCTGCTGAGTTAACACTGAAATCAGTTATAATAACTTTACCAGAAGCTATTTTCTTGCCAGCTACCCAAGCACCTTGGCTTCCTGCGCCTTGAGCTCCATCTACTATACCAATCTCATCAGTTGCTGAGTAGTTACTTACTTCACAGAACTCAATTGAAAGTGGTTGTTTTGATTTAGCTGCACCTAAAAGAGCATCCATATTAGCGGTAGCATACAAATATTCACACTGTATGTTCCAAGTGATTGATCCAGGAATTTGTAATGGGCTGTCACCAGCATCTTTACAGTTCACTTCATTAACATTCACTGTAGTTTGGAATGTATGGTTAGTGGCAAATCCGATAGTATCTCCTTTATAATCAAATAAGTTCAATGCTGAACCTTTTAATATATCAGTTTGTTTTAAATTAGCAGGTATTGTTGCCATTTTTCTTTATATTAATATTTTTATAAGATTTAATTAGTTCACATATATAATAAATATAGAATTTTGATTGGTTCTTAATTCTAAATTTTTATTGGATTGATGTTGAGAACACTAACACTTGACAGAAGTCACCATTTCCATCTGTAAATTCTTGACATTGGATTAGTCTCATTGGCTCTATATGAACTTCATCATTATTCACATAACAACCTTCAAGTGCCGCTCTAACTACATTCGCTAGCTCAACTGATTTAGTGTATGAGTTGTGATGACAATCTACAGTGATCTCTACATTGTTTATCTTACCATATATGAGATCTTTAGTATAGGTCACATTTAAACGACTACGAGAATACACAATAAATGGGTATTGTGGTGATTGCTCACTAATCAACCCATACACTCTATCTATAGAGCACATATTGGTGAACTCTGTGCTGTGCTCAAGCATCTTTATTAAATATTTACCTATTTTAAGTGAATTATCCATATGTATGATTTTATTATTGTTCATTTGCTCTATCAATGAGCTTATCTATTCTATTTTGCATCTCTTGCATTGCTTGTGGTGCTGATATGCTTATAGCTGTTGAGAAGAATCTCTTTCCACCAACTCTACCTAAATATCTCTCTTTGTTCAATCTTTTGCCATTCACTACTTTCTGGTATCTCTCTTGTGTAAAATCTTCAAAGAATCTAGTACGATATGTTCCACTACCAGAAGCATTTGAACCTAAAATATGAACACTAATCTCATCACCTAATGTCTTAGTGCTTCTAACCGCATCTAAGAGTGTGTCATTATATTTAGGATTGTGCTCTGATGCTCTAGGTATAGCAGATGATAGTTGTTTCTTTGTCTCATCTTTGATTATAGAAGCAGCAGCTTGTAAAGCAGCACTAAAATATCGCTGACCGTGGATCTTTAAGTAATCAAGCGAGTTAATAAGTGAACCAGAAATTTCAATCTCCTTCATAATCTTTACAAGTGTCCCAAACTGGATCGTCAATTTTTGATATAGTGATCTCTATGTTTTGGAAAAATTTATTTCTAATATAACTTGTGACTCTAAACCATTTATGGCACCAAAGAATCACATAATTATCATCTACTGGTACGTGATTTCTAACTACAAGTGTTCGTGACTCAGGGTATCTTATTGCATCATCTGAAAACTCTCTATTCATTGATTTTGTAAGGACACCAGCTCTAGCACTAGTAATATATTCAATATCTTCGAGATACTCACCATACTCAGTTTTGATTTTAACTGGTTTGAATATTAATATTTTCTCTTGTCGGAACAAACTAGTATCTGCCATTTTTTTTTGTGATGATTTTATTTAAAGATAGTGTCTGAAAAGTTTAAAGAAAGTATAAATACATTCAGGTAGTTGAGTTTTATCGCTAGCACCAGATCCACGTTGAGCTGAGTAAAGGTAGTCAACGACCATGCACATTGCCGATTCTAAAATTGGTGGTAATTGACCACAGTTTTGATCAACCACAGCTTCAAGTGGCACACCAATATACTCAGCGGCTAATGACTCAGCAGCGGCACCATATTGTATTAACAATTGATCATCATCATGAAAATCTTCATCTACTATACATTGTCGTTTTAAAGTGTCTAGTTGTAGATATTGCATATTTTGTGTCAATATTTTTAAATAAAAGGAAGTGAGATTGAGGATTTTAGCCTCATCCTCGCTTCCTTGGAAAATATCTTAAACATATGGCTACGGTTCTGTAACTATGTATATTTGGGAGAGTTGTTCATGTTCATCCCAATTTGATTCAGTTCTGTTACGATCCCTGGCTTCCTTGGCTTCCTTGATTGCCCTGTGTTCCTTGTAATTTATAAGCGAATATGTTCTTAACTGGAGCAGCATCATCACCTTCACCAGTAAGTGGTGCACGATTCACAACATCAACATAGAAGTTAACTACAAGACGAGTAGCATCATATTGTGCAAGTGTAGTAGTATCAACTTTAAGATCAATTCCATTACCCCATACACAAATAAGTACTTGTTTCAAGTCTCCGTAGAGCAAACCTTGAGCATCATTTGTAACTACAGTTGGTTGCCCAAGAACTTCACCATTCTCAAATAAGTAGTTAGCTCCAGCAACATTTGATTTAAGAGTAGTACGAAGATCAGCTTTGATAGTTGGATTGATCACATATCCTAAGTTATTAGTCACATTTTGCTCTTCTGCTTCTTTCTCAATGCTTACAAGTTTAGCAAAGTCAAATGATTGTACACCTTGCGCACCATTAAATAATCCAGCAGGTGTAACTTCATCACCAGCACCATCACCTAAGATAGTTTTTTGTAATTTACGAGAGATAGCGTTAACCATTTGCTCACGTACATATGCTTCTACATTGTAATCAGATTGCATTAAGAGTTGGTTAGATAAGTCAACGAATACGGTAAGACGTTTAGGTTTAACTTCTATACCATCGAATTTCATTGTAGATTCACCAGCTTTCTTAAGCTCACCTTTCCAATAAGCAGCTACACCACCATAACGAGGGATCTCAATATTTCCACGTAATCCAGTCATCAAGTCAAATGTTGAAAGAACGTTGTTAGCAAATATAGGAGCTAACATTGCTTGATATTCAGTGTGGATAGTAGATTTACCATTGATATCAGTTAAAGTAGCATTCAATGGACCGATGTTGTCACCTTGAGTTCCGATAGGACCAGGGCTAACGATTGGTTCTGGATCACCATCTGCTTCTGTCAATAAACTAAATGGGATAGCTACACCTTCTATTGCCATATTAGTGGCATCGTGTAGATTCTTTTTAGTCTCGTTTAAAGTCTCAACTAAGCTTTCTGACATCTGTGTGCCATTTTTCTTAGCTAAAATTATTTCAGAAAGATTAATCTTTTTCATAACTTTATTTATTGTTTTTATATTTATAGTGTTGTCATTATTTTCTTCTATTAAATCAGTTTCTGTAGATGATTGTTCTACAGTCTCTGTAGATAATATAGAATTTTCTTCAGTTTTTGATTCTAAATTTTCAGATTCTTCTTTTTTATCTTCTTCTTCATCTTCTTTTGGCTCTTCTTTATCAGTCTCTTCTTCTTTATTGTCCTCTTTTTCTTCTTCTTTCACTTCATCTTTGTCATCTTTTTCATCTTCTTTGTCCGTTTCTGGCTCTTCTTTATCAGTTTCTGGATCATCTTCTTTGTCTTTTGGCTCATCTTCTTTGTCTTCGGCTTCAATGAGTAATAAGTTATCATCTACGCTCTCAAATAAACCTTCTTTGACACTGAATTTCGCTCTTTCAACTGATGGTGTTGCAACTATATCCCATGTGATTATCTTAGATAGAGTCACTTCACCTTCTTCATTCATTGTTCCTACACCTCTACTGGACATATAAACTGGAAGACCTGCTTCTACTAATGATTTAACTATATTTCCTTTGGGAGTTGACAATATAGTGATGTCACCAGTGCATGTACCATCTTCGTTCATATGAAGTGAGTCAATTCTATGTGAGACATTATCAAGATGAATGGCTAAATCAAATGGATGATCTAACTCACCTAAAAGACCTCTTTCGATTTCTGGTTGTAGTTCTTCTACCATTTGACCATAATTCTCTTTGTTATATGTTCTACCATTTCTATTTTGTATACCAGTCTCACCAAACAAACCAGTCATATGAATTAAGCCATCATTTGACTCATTCATTGAGAGTTTTGTCTTATATGTTTCAATTATCTGTAGATTTTTCATCTGGTTTGGTATCTATGTTTTTATCTGTGTTTTGATTATTTCCTTGATTTGAATTATTATAGCTAGGTATTATATTTCCATTACTATCTTTTTGTCCTTGATATGGTAAAATATAAACATCACCATCTTCTATTTCGTGCATATTTATCATCTTTCTAGCTTCATTGATACTTATAACACCTTTATCAAGCAATGTTGATATATAGCTTGCATATGTAGTTCTATCTGATTTAATCAAGACTTCTTCATTTAATGAAATATAGAATTTCTTACGCTCTTGTGGTGTAAGAAGTTTGCGATTCAGTTCTTGCTCAAATGCTGTGACATAAGGACCACAACAATTAGTGATGAAATCAATACTACCAGCTTCAATCGTACCATATATGTTGTGACTGAAATCACCTAGTATAGTTGGTGCCATAGTCAACCAACGAGCCATCTCTTGAACATTGTATTGTCTCGTGTCAATCAACTCTGCATCTTTAGCTGAGTTACTCATTGGGCTGAATTTCATACCTTGCTCTAAGATAGCTATACCATTCTCTGAGTTAATTCCACTTAAATAACTTTGTCTTAACTCTTCACGCTGTTTAGGACTGATTTTTGGTGCATCAGTTGATAAAATACCAATATATCTTAGTCCTGATCCATAATAATCAAGCGCAGCTTTCTCAGTATAAGCGGATAATTTGATTGATTTATCTGCATAGTTGAATAAAGATATTCCAGACCAACCATCAACTGAGTTAACAAACACATGAATCACATCACTGGCTTTATATTTACCAATCATTCTTCCATTGAATGACACATGATACTCTACTGTGTTGTTAGTTAGGTTGATCTGTGGTGAGCATGTTCCGGCTGGTAGATATGTCAATCCAACTGGTTTGTCTCCATTTCTGTGGATTAGAGCATATCCGTTTCCTTGAGTTATAACATCTTTGATTATATTCTTAGTGAATAAGAACTGTGTTTGAAGACAAGTGTCGAATAATGAGTTGAACCAATGTGATTTTGATATGTCACTCTCATCATAAGCTTTTATTTCCCATGGCATTGATCCTAGTGCGTTGCTGATTCTTTGCACACCAGCAAACACAGCACTCAGGTGCATTGGATCGTATCCTCTGATTGATCTAAGTTGATTAGCAAATCCAAGAGGATTTCCAGTATATATTGGGTTATTAAGTTTGTCTTCTATATGATTTATATTATAAGATTCAAATACTAGCTTTTGCATCTTTCATAGTAATTATATTTCAATATATTAAATAATATAGAATTTTAAAGGAAAGTCGAAAAATTTTTTCATTTTCGTGATATTCTTACAAGAAAATGAATTCATTTTCTTGATATTCTTATCCATTTGTCTTTCACATCATCTATTCTATACATATATTTTAGCTTAATCTCGTGACCAATAAACTCTTCGTTGATTGGAAATGGCACTTCACCTTCCCAATCTTTCTGATAGCCAGGATCTAGCTCTTCAAACAAGAAAGGAACATCTATCAAGTTGATGAATGTGATGTCGTTCTTGCCTTGATTTTGGATGAACAGTCTATTCATCTCATGTTGGGCTTCATTTTGCTCTGTTTGTTTGTCTAGCTCTTCTTCAAATGTCTTAGAAAGATTTTCTATGTTAGTTTTAATATTTAGAATCTCTTTCTTCCATTTGTATATGAACAAATAAGCTAGAACACAAGTAAAAATAAGGTTGAATATTGATAAGTAGATCATATGTTATTATATATATTTTGGTTGGGTTTCATTCTGTGATTGACCAGACAGTGCCATAATGATGACCACGTGAGTTATTGAATGCCGTTATAGCCATCAACATAGCAATGATTGAGTCAACTTTGTTGTTGTGATCTCCATTTGCGTGATCTGGCTTCTTTGTCTTTTGCTTTGTGTTATATTTCATCTCAACACAGTCAAACATCCATAAGAACATTGGGTTATTGTCTAATATCACCTTATCTTGACCCATCAGTTTCTCAAAAAAGTCAGTAGATGGTGTGAAAGCCCCATATGATTGGTTGTGTTTAGTGACAGTAAGTCCTTCTTCCTCTGCGTGAATTTGCCAATCAAGCGCATAGAATTGGTCAAATGCTATGTCAGTTATATTCATATATTGGTCTATCTCAAGCTGATCTCTAAGTATTGCTAATGTGTCAATGACATTTCCTTGTGTCACTTTGGCATATCCACTATTCAACCATCGTTTGTACATCACTCTGTTTGCTGAGTCTTCCAATGCTTGATTTGGAATATATATGAATGGCTTCACTAAGAACTTGTCTGGATATAGCTCTCGCTCTTCATTTGGTGGTATGAGGACAACAAATGTAGATAAGTCATTGTACATTGAGAAGTCCACACCCATGAAACACTCCTCATCTTCAAAGTCATGCAGATCTATTGGCTTCATCTTCTCTTTGACAAACTCATGTGTGAACCAAGTGTTAGCACTTTGGCACCACATATTCAAATTCTTAGTCTTGATGTCCGACTCTTTAGCTGGTATGTTCACAGCTTCTTTGATTCTTCCTTTTATATAGTCTTCATCAACTGCGATGCCTAATGTTGGTATAGCTTTTTTCCATATCTTAGGATCTTGCCAATCATCTGTCTCATCAAGTTGGAATATCATATAGAACCATGAGTCATCTGTTATGTCACCTCTAAGTATCTTTCGTCCTTGCTCCCACATAGAGTAAAGAGGATATTCACTTGTTGGATAGAATCCTGCTGTTGATATACCAATCATCAGTGGATTCTTCAATGAGCCCTGCCCCGACGCCATGATTTCCCACTGGCTCCAATCTTTCATCTCGCACAACTCATCACACACACAATAAGATGCACGACCATCAAGCTTAGTTGTGTCAGATGATAGAATGTTGATAGATGCACCTGTTACTGGAATACGAATCTGAGTACGGTATCTACTAAACAGCTTGCCTTTAGGATCAAGTGAAGCACACTGATCTTTGCAATGACCAAAACATATAGCTGATTGCTTAGCTGAGTTCGCAATGAAGTCAACTGTTGGTGCTGGTAACTCTGGATCTAATGCTATAGCTAATGATATGGCTGCTGCTGTGAAAGTTTTCCCTGTTTGTCTCGCCATCATCAGTAACACCTTAGAAATCACACGTTTATTAGTTCCAACATAATACCAACCAAATATCTGTGAGAAGATGAACTGTTGGAATGGCAATAGCTTGAATGGCTGACCAGCTAAGAGTCCTTTCTTGTGTCTTATCTTCTGTACCAAGTTTATCTTCTTATCAACAACGTCATATCTAAGCTCAATATCGGGTCTTTGAAACCATGACTTAGCACGCTTACAAGCAAGAATCACTAACTCACCAGCTAGCTCCTTGCCTGATAAGATGTCTTCCATATATTTGATATATGTCTTAGATAAGTCATAGTTTGTCATGTTCTTCTGAATCTAATTTAACTATTTCGTCAACACTTAAGTAGGTCACTCCTAAACTGTTAAGGAATTTGTGTGTCATTAAGTGATGATAAGTGCATAATGAACATAAATTTTCTGGGTCTAATAACAGTTGCCATTTCTCATCTTGTGTCTTACCAGCTGACCATACATGAAGATGATGAACGTGATCCATTGGCACTGATCTACCTTCTTTAGCACAAATTTCGCACAACATATTCTTTGTCCTATACCATTCTCGTAAGTCTTTCCACTGTTTAGAGTTATAGTACTTAGCGTATTTCTTTGGCTTTATGTACCCTCTATCTTTTGTATCATTCTTCTCTTTTTTAGTCCGATATGTCCTATTAGTAAGTGTAGGCATTCAATCACTCATTGATCAATTTATCTAACAACTCACTTGAGTCTTGGTCATCTGATTTGTTTAGCTTCTTGATCTTAGCAGCACTCAATGGACTTAGTGAGATCTTGTCAAGAAGATTCAATATTTGATCGTTACTTTTCTGTAGCACCGCTATCTCAGGTGTCTTAGACTTACGGTTATATGCATCTGAGTTAGTCACATTCTCTGTATTCATCACATCATCGACAGCTTTGAAGTACAAGACTAGCTGAGCGACAAGCATGTTCAAGATTAAGACTGTGTAATCTGTGATTGCTATCTTCTTTGCGTTCAAATCACTTATCACTTTGTCTAAAAATGAGTTGACCCGATCGTCCACTTTGTCGTACTTAGACAGGATTTGGTTCTTTAGTGTCATAGTGTTTAATGTATATGTAGTTTTGTAAGATTGCCAAAAAATTCTGGGCATGCCTTCTCGAGAGGGCGAGGTATTCTGTTAACTGTGTGCTTTAAAAATTGACTTTTTTTAACAATTGGTTGTCTGTTTTTTAAGTAATTGATTATCACACAGATAGAGGTTATCTCATTCACTCTTAGGGCTTATGTTATTAGTTTATATTAGTTTATATTATGATTGCTTCTTATATAAATATAGAACTTCTTAACTAACTCATTCAAAGACTATAGTTCATGAACTTCTCTATGATATATATCTGATCATTAATACATATAGTCTCTTTGATGCTGAATGTAGTCCATGGCTCTACTTCAATTAATAATAACAGATATTGTCGTATGAACTCTAACCAGAATGGGTTCATCAAGTCTTTATTATATGCGAATGTGATACGCTCTTCTTTCCAATCTTGAAATGGCTTCAGATCATACACATCCATATTGTTGCTTATGCATTCATATATTGAGTCAACAATCTCTTTGAAGAACTCTTTATCTTCTATCTTGTTTATGTTGTTGATAGAGATAATACAATACTTATTCTTCTTAAGCTTATCAATACCTATAGCTAATAAAGGATCTTTATATTTCTTTCTCATTTAGTTTAGTTAGATGTTTATATAATAATAAAGGGCATACTCAATAAAGAGTATGCCCAAATACTATGAAGAACTATTTAATGTATAATTATGAGATATACAATTGTGTGTTGATATGAACTCTTTATTTATTCTCTTATTAATCTCTATTATCTCTTTATATGATAGGTCATTATATATATTATCAATCTTATCTTTAATCTTATCTATATATACATTTAATATAGAACTCTTTACTGGTGTTGTTTTAAATTCTTTCATTTATATTTGTCTGTTTTTAATCATATTCTCTTTTCTTTTATTCCTAACTTCATCAGATATCTTCATAGGAATCTTATACCATTTCTCTTTGAATTTAAATAAGGCACAATCTGTTTGCTTACATTTTTTAACTTCTGTTGCTTGAAAACAACAACATTCATGACATTTAGCACATATAGCTTCTTTAGCTGTCATCTCTATATCAGTAAAATCCATCAACTGATTATAGTCGTAAAGTTTGAAATTTCTCATTCTTTAATAACATTTTTAATAATAAATAATGGTTAATAATTAAATCTCTATATAAATTATCATTTATAATATTAATATAGTTTATTTATATAAGTTTTTTAATAATAAAATAAATTTATTATATTAATATAATAATAATTAATAAATAAAATGTAATAAATTTATATAACTAATAATAAGGAATCTTTTATGTGCATACTAATAATACTTAGTCAGTCTTCTCATCCACACTCATAAAATGCTTGATCCGCTTGTCATTCTCAAACAGTATCTTATAGTCGATGATAGTGCATTTATTTTGGTCACATCCTACACTTATGTTGTTTCCTAGACAGATCATCTCATTTAGATTGCTCTCTATCCATTGTGATATGTTTCCTTCGCCATCGTACTCATTAAGGAAATCTAATATGATATTGTCATCATCTGTTGTGTATTCTCGTTTTATATAGTTGAATCCTTCTTTGTCGTGTATAGTTTTCTTTATGTTTAGTCTCATTTTATTCTTATTTATATTTTTTGCGTTCTAGGACATAAAAACCCTTGAGATGAGTAAACAATCAGCTCAAGGATTTTCGTTCATCCTGCATCGTCCTAGATAGTCAGGAATTGATGTTTATCTATAGTCAATACCAAGATATTTAAGACATCCAAATACCATTATATCAGTAAGAACATCTTTTCCATGATTTGATTGTAAATATTCAACATCTATCTTATTATCATGGAATAAGTTCTCTACTAACACCGCTGGACAATTAGTCTTATATATAACAGTGAAGTTTGCTTCATAATCAGGATCACTATCAACATAATTAGTTCTTATCTTCTTTTGCTTGCCTTTCACTTTATAGAACTCATCTGATTCTAATAATAGCTTAGCTTCATCATATATACAAGTAGCTAGCTTATCACTGTTGTTCTGTCCTTTAGTTGTCCATATTGACCAGCCTTGGGCATCATACCAATCTCCATGACCAGCGGCATTTGAATGAACTGATATAAATACACAATTCTTTGCTCCATATTTCTTTATATATTCATTTGCTCGTCTTGCTCGTTCAGATAAAGACACATCGTTTGTCTCTGGCACTAATAATATTGGTTTAACATTCTCATATGCTTGGATTTTTTGCATCATCATCTTAGTTGCTTCTCTTGCCCATTTCCATTCATAATATCTAGACCCATCTTCTAATATAGGACTGCATTTACCTGGCGTGTTCTTACCATGACCATTATCTATAAGTATGTATTTCATATTCTTGGTTGTTTTATTTTTAATATAGATATATAATCTATATGATTATATTAATATAGAAAATTCATATCTTAATTGACTTATTGTTTTGTTATGAAAAAGGTAAAAAAAAGCAAGTGAATTTGTTGTCTTTTCTTATAGAACATGTAAAAACTAATTTGCTTTTTTTTACCTTTTTGCTATCCAATCTTTATCTTTCCATTCTGTTATTGTCTTAGGCGTTTTGTTTACATATTTAGCTAAATCACCCATACTATCAAATGTTTGATTAACTTCTAGATTATATTTTTCCAACATTGATTTTTTCATCTTATTAGTGATCACACATTGACGTTTAGGTGAACTATTTTTACCACCAATCTTACCTGCATATGCTTTTTTGTTCCTTAACATAAGAAGTAATTCATTAAACAACTTGAGCTCAATATTCTTTAAAGTCTGATTATTCTTGTTACGCTCAAATTTATTTTGATAATCATCAAATGGTATTTTTTGAACTTGTATTATATGCTGCTGGTCTGACACAACATATTCAAATGAATTCAAATCAATTTGGTTTTCATCCCTAAACAAATACTCTTTCATTGTAGTAGGAATACTATAATAATCAAAGCACATATTTTTAAACTCTTTAAAATAGTTTCCTTCAATCATTTTGTTTTTAGATTGGTCTTTATTATAGAAACACATAAACAACACATATCCTTTTATGCATTCCCAATCATTATGACTTAGCCATTCTCTCAACATATATTCTTCTTTTGCTTCTAATAATTGCTCACTTGTCTTGACCATTGAATATATCTCAGCATAGTCAACATCATTCTTAGATATTTTGTTATTTAGCTTGTTGAACAAAATCATACTATCAATAAAGCTTGTATTTATTATCCACCTTATATTTTCTTTAAACAAATTGATTGGAACATGCTTGAACATAATATACACAGTCTTTTGCCAAACTTCTATCTTATTGTCCGTTGTTATCCATTCAACATCCCTTTTTTGTAATAAGTCATCTATGAATTTCTTTTTGATTTCAGATCTGTTATCTTTAAGTGTTTTAGAAAACAATTTATTTTTCTCTATAAAATCATAATTATAAACGAGTGGCATAATTCTCTCATCACACCAAACATTATGTTTGCTTAGCTCATAATTAATAAAAGATATTGTCTTTTGGTGCACTGGCAACGTCTCCATATATGATAACAAATCTATATCTTCATCATTCACAACTTTATATTTTTTAAAGATTGTTATACTACTATCTTTATTTGTATAGTCATTCTTTATCCTTATTATCTCATTTCTCTTATGATTATATAATTTGTCTTTGTCTAAATCATCTTCTATCTCTTCATATTTATCTTTTATTATTGTGTATATATTGATCTCTGCCATGTTTCTCCATCTTCCATCAACTTGAATAATCTCACTAGGAATATGCATACCAACCATTATCACTGCAGCTTTTCCTTCATCATACAAATCATTTCCTACACTAAAATAACAACTACTTATAATCACATCAAATTTATCACCAAGCATGTGATTCTCGTCTATCCATTGCATATCTTCTGTTTTACTTGGCTCATCTGCATGCTTTTTATGATATATAGCAATTTTCAAGTCACTATTCAATGATTTAAATCTTTTACAATTCTGAAGTGATATGTCTTTGTCATATATGAACACTTTTTTCCCATTTCCTACTAAAGTATGAACAAACTCACTTAAAGCACATATATTAAAATACTTAACTTCCGTACAAGGTTGAAATCTCAAAAACTCATGAGTGATATAACGTGGGTCTTTCTTCTCAGCATATATGATATTGCAATCTTTAAAAAACTCATATTCATAAATTGGTGTGCCTGTCATTAATATCACTTTTTTGAATTTGTAAATCTTATGAATAAACTCTGATATACTTCCGAATCTATAAGCTTCGGCAAACAACAGATGGCTCTCATCAATAATCAACAAGTCAACTTTATCAATATCATCATCTTTCAATAGATTTATATGATAATAATTTGTACAGACGTTACTGCTTTTATTCTCTATTATCTTAATTCTCTTTGATTTTTTAACAATATCAACTATACCTTCATTAAAAAGATCATTGAATTTTGAGTCAATCACAGAATTATATGGCTCAGTGATTATTGTGTTTGTGTGACAACTATTATAATTAAGTATATCTTTCTCTTTATCAACAATGTCTTTAAAATATTTAATCACAAATGTAGTCTTTCCAGTACCAGTGTCACTCTCAAGAAGATTTACACCATTCTTAAGATTATCAAATATCTCTTCACGTTTGTCATATAAATACTCATCATCTTTCAATCTTATAACATATCTGTCATCCTTTTCTTCTTCAAACTCATATGACAAATCCATATTGCAATTCTTATTCAGCCATTGAATAAGTTTGAAATTAGGCAAATATGATCCAGCATACCATCTAGGATCATCAACAAAACGAACCCAGTCTTTTGGATCTTCATCATAGAATTTAGGATGCATCCATATATTCTTTATAGTATCTTTTGAGAAAAAGAAAGACAAAGTGTGAATTATCTGGTTACCAGTCCAGAATTTGTTTCCATTCTTTCTTTTATGTTGAAAATGCCATGGTCCTTTTATATTGTCAAGAAGATGAATATCAAAATCATCACATTTGTTTATAGTGACTTTTGTACGCTTTGTGTTTTTATAATGCTTAGTCAGCTTATTGATATTTCCTATACAAACATCTAAGAATATTTGATATAAGTTTTTTTGCTCTTCATCAAACATCATATAAGTAGAGTCATCAAAAGTTGGGTAATCTTCTTTTGTGTTATTTAAAAAACCTAACACATCTTCAAGCTCTTCATATTTGAAGTTATCATTTATGAATGGGTTATTATCCATTGGTGTTATATTCAGAGTTTGTCCAACTTTCAACATTGCTGTATCTAACATCTCTTTAGCATCTTCTAATGTCATATAGTCAATCTCTTCAACTAATAACTTTAGACAAGGAATCATTTTTAAGAACATATACCAATAACACATGTCATGATATCTTATCTTCTCTTCAATAGATAGATCATGATAAGTCTTAGTTAATTGTATTGCTGTATATATATGAGTTCCATGGCCACCAGTTGACAATCCAGAACCTATGAACCAATTGTATTTTTTAAGATTGTCATATAATATTCTCTTAAATACTAAACCAATCTCACGGCGCTCTTCTTTGGCGAATTTTGATTTATCTGGGTCAAAATCAAATCCTTTAAATCCAGTCCAGTGATTGTATGCATCATTAGTCCTCACCTTGTTGATTATTTTGTTTTCTTCATTTATAATTTTCTCTTCAACAACATATCTATGGTCTTTGAAAGCATACACAGAAACAGCGTATGCTTTCAAATCTCTAATATCTTCAGGGTGAGTTCTATTATAAGAATCAGCTTCTTTTTGACAATAAATTGTAAAAGTCTTATCTCTCATACTTTTTACTATAGCACCAAAATTTGTTGGTTTACAATCAATATATTGTCCATTCTTATTTGGTTGTAATCCTTGTTGTGTTATAGTATAGTATGAGCAAGAATGTCTAGTACCAGCGCATACAATAACTTTAGATAATTCAAGATAATTAATCATATTATTTATCATATGCTATATTTAATTCGTGTTGTCCTACATATTTTCTTTTTGATTTTGGTCTTATCCTATCTTTCCACATCCATTTATTTTTCCACATATAATATTCATCACTATATTCATATCCACCAAAAAACACCATGTCATAATCATTGTTGAAATATGAATATAGATACTTGTCATACCATTCAGTTGTCTTTGCATTCAATACTTCATATATTGCATCAATACATTTTATCAGAATATCATTTGTGCTATTATCACCACCAGGAATATCTAATAACAAAATAATATTAGGCATATTCATTTTAGGAAATGTAATCTCTATATGATCAATTGTGCCTTTCCAAGAATAAAACTCAACTTCTGCTTCTCTATGTGTAATTAGCTTAATAACATTTTTTATAATCCAAGCAGAATATTTTTCACCTTCTAAAGAGTCTCTACGGCCACCTCTGTCAAAACTTAGCTTGTTAACGATCAATCCATTATTTAATTTGTATTTACCTTCACCTCTATTGACTTTCCATTTCTCAAGCTCAGTCCGTTTATCATCAGGATATCCTAATATATCAACTATTGCACTTCTGACTTGATACATGAAGTTATATTTACCATTGCCCAATTTAGCCCATTCTGTCAATGAGCAATAAAAATCTGTGTAAATCCTAGGTTGGTATTTCCATTCTTGGGCTTCTTTGTCATACCAACTTTTACCATCTTTGAATTTCATAATAGTTTATAATTTATTTAATAAAATCAAACAGATTTTATATCTGTTTTATAAAAAACAACCAAAACTTTCAGGTGCTGACGATTACCCTACTAGTTTTGGTTGTCATAAAAACTTAAGTTATATCTCTAAGGTTCTAGTCGTCAGCTTTAACCTATTCCTATTTAAAAATAGGATATTTCAATATAAAAGTTCAAAAAATATCAATCAAAAAACCATGCTTTACGGCATGGTTTTTCTTTTAATCAATATTCTTTTAAATCTATTTATATTGTCGTCATATGATATTTTATCCTTATAATTTATTAGTTTAAAATCAAAAAAATTATAATAAAGAAATGCCGTTATTGGTGCACATACCCATCCATCATATTTTTTTGGAAATTTCTTTATATAATCTATTGCTGGGTATGTCTCACCATTTATATTTACTGTTATATTACCCAAATCATTTTTAATAAAACCAATCATTTTATTATTCATTTTATTTTCAAATGACTTTAATATATCCCCATTTCCTAAAATAATACTATATCCAATATATTTTTTATCTTCATTTTTACTTGGAAATTTATACCATCTATAACAACTATCTAAATAAAAAAATTTAATATTGTTGTCATTTTTATAATAATTAGAAAAATAAAAAGCTGATCCTATTAGAAAATATTTGCATTTGGTTTTAATAATCAATGGTTGCAACTCATTGTGAATTTTAGAAAATGGTGGATTAGTTATAACATAATCACATCTCTCAAAAATATCAATATGATTATTATAATCATCAGAAGTATATATATATTCTTTATATTGTAATTCTTCTTTATGTGTTTTTATATATTTCACAAAATTAGAATTATCATCATCACATGGTGAATATATTATTTTGTCTTTAAATTGGTTTTTATCTATAATATTAAAAATCTCTTCCACCGTTGGCATTAGAGTATAATATTCATCTTTTATTATTTTATTATTTAAAACATTGTTCTTAGAATATTCACCAATCAATAAATCATTATCCACAATAGAATATTTATTAGCTCTTTTTTTACGTCTTTTATCAGATAAACTATACATTCATATAACTAATATTTTTATCTTATTAATCCACATCCGGCATGGTTTTCACACTATCTAAAATAACTAACAACAGTGACCAAACAGTCTCTATTGCCTCTGTGCGAAGCTCTTTGTCTTCAATCTCATTTGCTTTCACTAATAGATTGTGAATGCTCTCAATTTGTTCTTTTCTTAATGAAATCACATCAGATTTCATACCTGATTTTAATTTTTCCATATGCTTAAAAAATTTTTTTAATAAAAAATCCAACTAAGCTTCAGTGCTTCCACTCACCTTAGCCTAGTTGGACAAAAAAATCCATATATGTATTATATCTCTAAGGTATTTGATGTGGAAGTTTACCTTGTATCTATATTTAATAATAGATTATTCCAACATAATAATTCAAAAAATATCCATCAAAAAACCATGTTATACAGCATGGTTTTCTTATAAAATTAACCTATATCTGATTTCTATATTATTATTATATAAATATAATAAATATAAACATGTAGACATGTTAAATGTGTACTAAAGATTAAGTCTATGAACAAATCAGAAGATATAATTTATTTTATAAACAATTATATATTATCATGTTTTGGTCAACATAAAATAACATTAACTGACTGGGAGAAAGATATTATTAAATCTGTATTTGACAATGATAAAATAAACAAAGTATGGATAGTGCATAACAGAAAAGTTGGAGCAACAACTTTATGTAAACTATTGCATTGGTTTTATGTGTCCAGTGATACATATATATGTTCACATAATTTATTTTGGAGCAATTATATTAAAAAGCAAATGTTCTTTAATTTAAGTAATACATTTCTAAAACATGATGATAAAGATAGATTAGGAATTAATGGCTTTATACCAATGACGGCAAATGGCATAGTACATGATTTAAATAAAAAATTAGATAATTATAATGGATTATTAGTAAATTTACTATATGATAAACATGAGCCAATCACTATTGATAAAGAACCATCAGATTTAGGTTGTATGTATGATGGAACATTTAATGAAAAAACATATAATATATTAAATAGTTATGAATGGAAACTGTTCACCATATCAGTAAATATAAGAGATTATGATAAGATTAAGCCATATATCGATGCCGATAGAAATAAAGAAAATGTGATAATATTAGAAGATGATAATTTACCATTAATAAAAATTATAAATAATTAATTATGGCAGAAGAAACATTTGATAAACTAATAATAGACAAAACTGATTATATTCCTATGTCTAAAAAGGAGATAACAGAATTCAGAAAATTATGGCTTGATTTTGTGGAAACATGTAAAACCAATAATATCAATAATAAATATTTGGATTTTGTTGTGTTTGTAGGCAAAAAACTAAAAGAAGAAAAAGACGATATAATAGACGAAATAAAAATATTCTAATATCTATATTTAATTTATATAAAGTCCTACAGAGGTGGGCAATCCCTTATATAAAATTTTTTAACTTTTCATATTAATAACAAATATATTTAGAAGACTATCAAATCTGTGAAGACAAGGTAGTCTTTGCTAGTTCATAAATATATATAACTTTAACTATGAAACTCACACACAAACAAACCAATATCATATTCATTATAATCATAACATTGTTGTGTATTTGTCTATCTGTATCTATAAAACAATGCCGTGAGAAGAAGATCCAATACAAGACTAATATAGTAGCAGCTCATGACACAATCCACCACTATGTCACAAACAATCATGATACCGTATATTATAAACAAGGTTACTCAGCTGAGATAGAAGAACTGAAAATCATCAATCGTAAACTATATGATGAGCTACAAGAGATGAGACTAAAACCTAAAGAGATGCAGACAGTTGTACTGACTGAGACTAAATATATAAACACACAACAACTAGACACTCAATACATAGTGAAACATGACACAATCCGGCACGGGTTCGCTCATGACTTCAACTTCAATGACCAATATAGACAACTTGAAGGTACAGTAGAATATCACCCAGACACATTAGATATTCATATAGACAAAGATATAGTGAACTTTGATTATACATTAGCTATAGATAAAGATAATCGTGTGTATATGAAATCAGATAATCCATATGTTCACTTGAATGAGATAACGAGTATTACTATACCTAAACCGAAGAGAACGCATTGGTCACTTGGTCCATCAATCCAATACAACTATGATCCATTTAATAAGAAGCATAGTTTCGGAATTGGTGTGTCATTGCAGTATAATTTATTGAAATTTTAAATTCTAATATTTTCATAAATGACTTCTGATGAGCTTTATAGACTTAGGCATAGTTTTTATTTCCTAGATCTATAAAGCTCATCAGAAGTCATTTATGAAAATCCTAGGCAATCCTAGTTATACTTCTCCGCTTCTTATCATAAGATATAACATTAAACTTATATGATTTTCCAATTCTTGTCTCAATCTCAACAATATATTTGCCATATCCAATATTGTCAATAATGACTTTCTTAAGATATTTCTGTGCAGCTTCTCTTCTGCTAATCAATGAGCTTAAGTCTATGTTATCTACATCAACCAATGGGTTCGACAAATAAATGATTCGGTTATCAATCAATCCAATTGCATATCTTAGATTCTCTTTCTCATCAGCTAGCTTATATATCTCTTTCATATTGTTGTCTATCATCATATCACCTTTGTCTTCATTCAATCTTCCTTTGATGATACGCATCTCTATTCTGTCATTCTCTTCTTTAATCTCTTCAATTCGTCTGTCTATTCCTTTAATCCTAATCTCATTCAATTCTCTCTCTTTATTCAACTCATGTCTCTCTTTCTCACTATCTATGACATTATGTTTCATCACAACATCTTTTATCACATCAATTGCAATCTCATCTATCAACTCAAGATTAATGCTGATTCTACCTTCAGTTGGATCTGGCTTCACATATCTGCCATTTGACTGACTTCCACACATAGCAAATCCAGACTTAGTGCATATGATTCCATTCAGCATATATATTTGCTTTGTCTTAGATCTCTTATTACAAAACTGTCTGTGTGTTGAGCATATCTGTCTGCATCTCTCAAATTGCTCTCTTGATATTATGCTTGGATATACCTTAGACCCAGCATATCGATCATCATTCAATATTGCATTCACATTGACTATAATGCTATTTCTTCTTCTTGTTGTCCATATATTTCTAATCAGCATATCATCAGCTATAATGCCACAGCTCTCACCATTCTCATATCGGCGAAATATCTCTCTAACGATATTAGCTTTGTCTTCATCTATCTCAGCATATCCATCATTATTCCTATTATATCCAAATAATACAGCACCAGTCAATATCTTGCCTTCAATTCTCATCTTGTTTTTTGCTCTATCAAATCTCTCACGCTTCACCATCATTTCTGACTCTGCAAATGATGAGAAAATTCCTAGCATCAATGAAGATACCTGTGTCACCTTACCTTCAATGTCAATCAACTCCATATAAGGCTTGCATACTAACCATCTGACTTTGTGCTCAACCAAGAAGTCACGGATATTATATATCACATCAGCTCTTCTGGCAATTCTAGTCAATTCCCAACAAATCATACAATCAATGTCCTTGTCATTCTCTATTGCTTCTTTCATTGCTTTAATTCCTTGTCTTGTATCAGCATTTAGCTTGATTCCACTCTCTTGATATTCAATGATAACTTGTTGTGACTTAGAGTAACCAAGTCTGTTTGCTTCATTGATCAATGCTTTAGTTTGCTGCTCTACATCCTGCGATGTGGTTGATGTTCTTGAAAAAATACAAATCTTTTTCATTTTTTTAATCATTTAGATCAAACATATACCTTAATATAGGAAGAATTAACAATAAATTTGAATTTTAGCTTTACAAATTTATCAATTTTTCTATAAAAGAATTAATTAATATATAAAGTAAAAGACCAAATCAGATAAAAAATATCCAATTTGGGCTTAAAATGTGCTATTTTTGTCAACTCGACTTGTCAATCTACAAATTTATTTATATCCCATTCATCTATCTCTTCAACAATATCATCATCAGCATCTTTTAATAACACTAACAATATTCTTTCATCATCAATTAAGTTTCTAAACTCATCCGCTCCTGGCCACTCATCTCTTAAAACAACATTCATTAGCTCAGTGATAAAGCATTCGAACCATGACAATGGCTTTTCTGAGTCAGGATCATCTGGATCATAATCTGAGTCATCCATTGCATGCTCCCACCATGCGTCTTCAATATCAGACAAATCCAATATTTCTATGCCTGACCATAAAAACAATTTGCCATCTTTAATATAATACTCGACATGATCAAAGTCATCAGTAGTCAAATCTTCATCTTCACTAAAACCACTGGCATCTACATTCACATAGAAACCTAGACTGCAATTTTCTAATTTTTCAATATATTTACTTTTCATAATTATATATTTTTTTTAAGTTCAATTGTTAATCTCAACTCCTATCTTCAAAGCCCGGTTCTTCACTAGTATTATAATACTCTTTACCATCTTCACTCTCTATGACATAATAATTAAATCTATCATAATCCTCTAAATTCTTTATAAAGCTAATTACCTCCTGGATATTATCAGCTTCCATCTCATCATCGTATCCTTCATTGTCAAAAGGATCGTAAATGTAGTGAATAGTGTAATTGTAAATCATAATTAATAAAATTATTATTTTATAAATGATTAATAAAATTATAAATATTTTATATCTTTATTATATATAAGTTTTTAATTTAGTCTAGTGTATAACAAGTGTATTCTGTATCATGTTCAATCCATTTAAAGCATACTTTCTTAAATTCAAGCTGCATAAGTTTTGATTTATATCTTTCGTAATATGCTTGTTTATTTCTATTTGCTGCAAATATACCACCAACAAACCATATTGTCTTTCCACCATCACTATCATATACATTTATATCATCTATCCATAGTTTAGTTTTAGTGTTCGCAACAAATGCTTTTCTAATTGCAGGAACTGCTTTATCCCATTGTCTCTTCTCTTCAGCTTTTATATATTCAAAAGCAGTCATCACCTCTTTGTTTATGGCGCCACCAGTTAGTGATATATGGTTGTGCTTCTTCAAAAGTTCATCTATATCATTCTCTGTTGGTGCTGATGACATCTTATAATAATCACCTTTAGACAATGCAATAGAGTCATCTATTATGCTTTGATTTAATATTCTTTGTGTTTCTTTTTCAACTGCTATTGCTTTTTTCTCTGCTGCTTCTTTCTCTGCTATTTTCATTTTCTTTCTCTCACCATCAGCAAAAAATGCAAAACATATCCAAATAATACCATAAACAACACATATGCCAATTCTTTTTACTAATGGTTTATAATTTATAAATGGCATAAACTTATCAGGATTAATAAGAACTAAAACTGTGTAAACTATAAGAACTACATTTACAAAAATCATTAATTCGTATAAAGACATAGTATATAATTTTAAATAATTAAATAATATATATAACGAAAAAAGGAGTAAGATATTGCATCCTACTCCTTGATTTCCGCTTTCAGGTTTTATTTTATACTGGTTGTCTCAAAGGTAAATTCTAACCGAAATTCGTCCAGTGTTTAATCAGTCGTCTTAATGTAATACTCTAGTTCGCTTCCTTTCAAGTTGTTCAAGCACCAGTCATCTAGCTCATAATATAACTTACTATACAATTTGCTCATCTCTAGCCTACCATGCTCATAATGTTCCCAACATTTCCAGTTCACAACCATACATAGTTCAGTGACATATATGTAGTTTGACTTCCACTCTTTGAAAGCTCTGTCATACGTATCTTGTATTGCATCTAATCCAAAAGCATCTGCTATAGAGAAGTCCTCATAAAACGTTGTTTGTGGGACATACCCTGTCATTTCTGTTATCATCCACTTGCTCATTTTTGATTTGTTTTAATAGTTCAGCAATTTCTTTTAGTGTATCAGCAATTTCTTTCTGTTGTTTAACAAGTGAAGGTAGTTGACGAACAACTACCTCCATGAATCTAACTTCTATTATTGTCATTTTGCTTCCTCCAACATTTGTTTGCGTAATTCTAAGCGCGAGATCTCCTCGTCAATACGAGCAATCTCATGGTCCTGTTCCTCTTTGATCCATGCTTTACAGAAGTCAATCACAGTCAGCACTTCATCAATAGTGACTTTCCTACGTATGAACAGATCTTTTACCTTGTTCTCGATCTTGTTGTTCTCTTCCCATTGCTTGCGCCACTCATAGTTCTTCTTCCATCTGTTAATCTCATCAAACTGCTTCTGTAGTGGCCATGTAGAAAATACGTTCTTTCTGTTGTTTGGAATAAGATCTTTGTTCTCATTGATAAATTGTGCTTTCTCATTAGCATCTTCATCAACCGCTGCCAACACTTCACCTAAGGTTGTCACTACCATACCATCGTTCTCCAGCACCTCTTCCAATGTTTGAGGTTTTTCATTTTTCTTTGCCATAATGTTTAAAATTTTGAAAGATGAATAAAATAAAATAAAATAAAATCTCATTGTAAATTCCTGTGTATCAGGTTTTTACGGTGCAAATTTAACTAATATATTCGAATCTAAGAAATAATTTTTAGGATTTTTTTACATTTTTGTGAAAATTTACTAAAAAAGACAAAAAAATGGACAGCTAAGATATTTCACTTGCTGTCCTAACCCGATAATAATAATGGGAACTCTATCAGGAATATTAGTATTAAAAATATTAAAGTTTTATATTATATTATAAAATAGAAATAATTATTCTGTATGTTCAATATCTTCGTCTATTTTTTTGTCTATTTTGTTTAGTCTTTCATTCACCTTAGTCTCAAAAGAAACAAGTGAATTATGAAAATACATTGAAATTCCTAATATAGAGCAAGCAGCAGCTAACCATAATCCATCAATACCTATGACTGAGTTAGGAATTTCGTATAATATCAAAAATGCTGTGATTCCTAATATCACACTAGCAGCTACTAACCCTACTGCTAAGCTTAGTTTTATTTTATCTGCTACACCCAATTCCTTCCATGAGCGATTATCTTGTACATCTTTTATGTTCACTTTATTATAAAAATATATTTATTGTAAACAATAAAGTTTACTATATTTGTTCTTTATATAATGAAATTTTGAAAATTTCATATTTTCAATAATTTAAATTATAAAGATTTCATATCTTTATTAATATAATCATAAAGATTATATGTCTTTATTAAAATAGAATTTAGAGTTTATTCCCAATTAAAAAGTTGGCCACTATATCCTACTGGTGCCCAATATATGCATTTGCTTGCTAATTTAGTTGTGCCTGTATCAATTACACATTCACCTAATCTGCATTCTAATTGTATAACATTGTATGCATTCAATTGCCATCCAACAAATTCTGGTACTTTGGAATTGTCATATACACATCCTATAGGTTGAGTTCGAATTGCATATTCTGCGCTATAGTCATTTCCTGTGCCAGAACTATTCACACCAGCTACACCAACAACAGAAGGTAATATAAGCCGTGAAGTTTGAGATGAATTATTGCTTATGATTGTGATTTTTCTTCCTACCATCTCAAGCATTTCATCTGTTGTGATCAAATGTATGTTGTCACCATATTTAGTTGTAGTTCTTAGATAGAAATCATGCTCTTGTCCTGACCATACTATGCCTTCATACATATAGAATGGCAAAGTTATGTTTCTTCCATTGGTTGACCTAATTTTGATGACATCACCTGCCCTTAATATGTCTAAAGTGTCATACTCATCTAAAGGCATATTTGTGCATGATGCCATTTGCCATTCTATATTAGGATTTTCATTCTCATAAACTAACAAGTCGGCATTCTCATTATTCAACACATCAATTATAGTAATCAAATTGTTGATAGTTCCTCTTAATGTCATATTACCTTTACTATCCATCCACATTACTTTTTCTCCTTCATTGTTCTTTGCTATGAGATTGTCAGTTGTCAAAGTAATTGTTTGATTTTCTATGTCAATTCCGGTTTGAGTTAGTTTTCCTTCAACATTTGTAGTGACATTTTCAGTGATTCTATTTGCAGATTGAATTATCTCTGATGACATTTCTGTTCTTGTTGGCCTATTTCCTAATGCAGTATTCAAATTATTTATATCTCCCTGAACTCCTGTGATTTGAGTTGATACAGTAGATGTTATGTTTGTAGCCGTTTGATCAACATAAGATTTATCAGCTTTCTGTGTCAATGTGTTGTTTACATTGTCTATACTTGTCTCAACATTTCCTACTCTTGTTTGAACTCCATTAAGATTTAATTCTAAAGACGATACTCTATTTGTTACGGTGCTTATATTTTGATTTACTGTGCTGATTGAATTATCTGTATGTACTTTTGATTCAGCTACTGCCAATCTGATAGAATCTTCTTTCACGTCAAATACAGAACCAGCTAAGAATTTCACTGATATGAATCTTCTGTCAATATTAGTATTTCCATCATTCAAATATATTCTAATATAAGTTGGTGCATGATCAGGCCAAGCAGCTTGATAATCAGTATAAGATGTTCCACTAAAATAATTATCAATAGATATAACAAACTGTGAACCAGATATTGTTGCAGACGCACCTCTTACAATTCCTTTGTCATCTTCATATATCACATTATATCCACTTGGTATAGAAGCATTTGTGTTTATCACTGTGTTTCCTTGTGCATCTGTATGTATATATTTGAGATTATATGTACATTTTGCTAACATTGCTCCATTTGCATCTACATATACATCTTCTCTAACAGGTACTAAACTATATTGTGTCATTGCGACCTGTGTAGCTGATCCATTTGCTCCTTTTGGTATTTTAACACATTGAATATCTAAATCTTTAGTTGTAGACTGAGTTCCTTGTGCATCTAATACAGTATTGAATCTAAATCTTATAGTTCTAGTAGTGAAATCATTCCATGATCTGAAATGATTGGCTATTAGTCCTTGTAAATCCAATCCAATATTCACAATCCCAGCTGAATAACCACCTATTTTAATATCATCGAAATTAAACCAATACTCATTTGAAGCAAGTTGAGTCTCAACAGTGCCTGTACTGTCAGCGGTAACAAGATATGCTGTGACAGGACTTGCAATGTCAAATATCCAATCATTTCCATTTCTTTTGATTTTTACAGTTGTGTTCCAAGATTGGTAGTCTGTTTTAGGTGGAGTAGGTGTAATTATAGTATAATCAGGATTTGAACTAATCATCCAAGTATCTGAACCATAATCTAAACTAATCATATTGATGTCAGCATCCTTGATATTCTCATCTATATATTGTTGTATTGTTTGTCCTGTAGTTAACAAGAATGAACCAACCATTCTATTTTGTGGCACTCCAGTTGTCCTTGTTCCACTACTCCACCATTGGACTTTATATGCTGACAAATCAAATCCTTTGCTGCTTGATGGATTAATACCTTCATAGTATATTATGAATGGTGCCAGCAAATCCTTGTCATAAGCACCACTAGATGGTGTGTATGCCGCATTATATATAGCAGTTTGTCTCTCAGGTTTAGTCTTGTTTCCAAGCATGACACACTCATTTCCAACTTCTATACCAGCAGTTGAGCCATCATATTCTCCGCTGTTCTTAGATATGACAATGTAATGATATAATCTGCCATCATCAACTAGTGACTTTACTCTAGGTTGCGAGCTAACACCTACAACTTCACCCCAATAATAAGTGTTGTCAATCCCATATGATGAACCGGTTGTTGCCTTATTGAAGTTTTGAATTATAGCATAGTCACCAACTTCCCACATGTTATATATTTGTTTACCATCATCCTCAGCCAAGAAATATAATATTCTTTGTGTTGGTGATGGATCATATATTGCTTCTATTTTAAATCCATCAGCAGGTGTGAGCAAATTAGATCCACCAGTAGATTTAATCTTATCAATCACTAACTCAAAGAAGTGGGCACTGCCAGTGACAGTAAGGTTTCTTGTGTTGATGTCATCTGCTGTGAAATGAGTTATATTTCCATAAGGTGCTTGTATAGTGCCAGTTGCAGTCAAATTTTGTGTGCTGATGTTTCCACTATTGTTTATTGTTGTTGTGCTCAAATTACCTATGACACCTGTATTAGAATTTACCTCATTTGCATTAACAGTTCCTGCTTCAACAGTATCAGCTTCAACTAACTCAGTTGTGATTTTACCATTTGTCTGAGTTATGTCACCATCACTGATCTCTATGTTTCCATCTGTTATATTAATATCACCTTCATTGATGTTCAAGTCACCATTCATATTGATGTCTTGTACATTAGACAAAGTTCCTTCTATGTCCTTAGTATCATCATAGAATTGTCCCCAGAGATAATGTCCATCTATACCTTTCACATAAGTGTTGTTCACAACAGATCCTTCACCAGAAGTACCACCTCTAAGAATGGTGACACTTGAGTTTCCTTCACCTGAGTATTTGTTTCTTGGTAACTTACCAATATTATAACGTTCATAGTTAGTATCTACTATCATATTATAATTTAAATCTTTTTGTAATTTTTTAGAACTCAACTAGTTTTGTTTTAAAACTATTTTCATGTAATCCCCATTCACCTCCATTCATTATCATATTGTTGTTCGTCATTATAGATTTGAACAGAGTGATTGGGACCATATCAGGCAATGCTTTACTATCTAAGTCACAATCAAACACAACTTTTGGTGCTTGATAATGTTGAATGTAACTATCAATTATGTTGTTCTCTTGTATCTTGTAGTTTGCTCCTTTGTCTACTGTCATATTTCTTACAAAGTCAAATCCATTTGCGGTAGAATATAACACTGAGCTAAAGCTTCTGTTCTTGTCTTCAATCTGTGTGTTTATCTTGACTTCTATCTCATCATAGTCTTCAACTGCACCACTTGAGATTATATTCTCATAAGTATGGTCAGATGATTTGTTGTCAACCTTCTGAGTTGAGTCAAATGCAGAAGTAAAGCTAACCTCATATATTTTAGCAGAGAAATCTTGCAATAGTAGATAGTTAGGGAAATTTCCTTTATAGACTTTCTCAAACTCATAATGGTAGTTTATTATATTGCCTAAACTACCTGGCTTCTTAGATAAAATCCAACTGTCAAAGTCCCAAGGTATATATGATTTTATGTTTTTGATATTCTCAATGTAATTTCTTATAAATAAGTCTTCATTCAAATTGATAAATCTAATCTTCAATTTACCTGACAGTCCTGAATTTGCAGGAAGTGGTATAGCAAAACCTTTGCCATTATTTATTCCTAATCTCCAATCACAAGTATTAGTTATGTCATAATATTTGAAGAACCCAAATTGATTTGTTCCAACAGGCAACCCAATTATAGTTGTACCTCCTACAAGTTGATAGCCGCCATATTCTTGTACATTGTGTGTTGATCCTTTTTCTTCCCATAGATATATCTTAGGTGTATATCCATCTCCTTGCTCAACACCAGTATATTCAACTAGTATCTTAGTTCCTATCTCAATCTGTATGTTCAACATCGGAAATCCCCAATATGTTCTAAGTCCTTTATTGGCATCTTTACTATAATCATCTATCAGAGCATATGCATTTCCAGTTTGAAATACCGTTTTCTCATTCTTTGATTTTCCTGTAAACTCTTTGATTGAAGGATCATCAAAATCAGTCACGGAATATTGCATCTTGCCACCTAACACAAGATATGAGTCAGATGAGACTAATATGTCTGCATCTGATTCAATTTCTAACATTTGCATGTTTGTCACATCATTCACACTATTTCTACACCAACTAAGATAGTTAGCTGTCTTTGTTTTTAAATCTGTAGTAGTTTCACTTGACAATAAAGGAATATTTCCAACACCAGTATAGAACACAATAGTCTTAGCCCATGACAACGAGCTTACTAATGTAGGATCAGTCACTTCATAGTTTGCTGTCTGCATCAATCCACACCCTACATAATTCCTTGAATAACCAAACTCTTCTGCTGATGAGCTGTTTAAAGCTGTTATCCATCCACCAGTAATAGGATCATAGCCAGAACCATCTAAGGTCAATGGACTTGATGTGTTTGAAGGATCGTGTGACCATCTATAAGGATTGAATTGCTCAGAATAGAAATAGAACCAGAAATAGTTGTAATATCCATTGTCCGAGTTTGAAGTTGAGTGAGTAAGTTGAGGTATAGTAGCAAACAAACGTAACCATTGCTCAGTATATGAAGGCCATAACTTCCATGTCTTTGTGTCCATCAAGTCAGTGAATATAGAGTCATAGGGATAGGTGTTCACTTTCACTATGATTTTCTTATATGTCTCAGACAGATTGATAGAGTTGTCAGATGACCTGAATGAATTTGCATTTATCACATAAAATGATTCTTTTGTTTGATTTGCTGTCCTAACATAATTGACATCATTCTTATGTATCTCATATTTTGTGTATGAATAAGCATGATTGCCTACAATATCTCTGTAGTTGATGAAATAGATTGCACCATTATACTCAACTAATGACACATTCAAGAACCTACATATCTCAGCTAACACATCATAGCATTTCCATGGTGTCTCTTGCTCATCATCATCAAAGAAATTATGCTCATCTACATATAAGTCCTCTAATATGTGTTGGCTTAGATTGTTGTTGAATCCAAACATGTTAGGAAAATACATCTCTTGATGGTCTTCTATCATTGTCTGTCTGAGACAGTGTTGGATTAAGTCAATCAACTTCACATTGTTTTTTGAGTTTCCTATAGTTGTGTAGTCTTTATATTTCAACATCGCTATAGGAGATATGCATTCCAACACAATGTTAGAATAATTCTCATAATCAGCAGAGTATAGATTAGGTGTAGCATAACCATTGAAGATTATGTTATTGTCTTCATCAGTTATCTTACATGTGACCTGATAGTTCTCATTGTAAAGATCAAACAAATAGTCTTTTGACAATATTGACACACTAGCAGAATAAAGTTTCAATGGCTCAAATATGTCATCTTCATTGGCATAAGTGATTTTCACTGGTGTGTCAAACAACAACATTATATCCTGCAACGTACTGCCATTCTTTGGTGTCTTTATATTGACCGTATAAGTATGAACATTATCTATATCTTTAAATTGTGATTTGTATATCATCTTGATTTATGATTTATTTATTTAATCTTCTAATACTTATCTTGCTTTATTAGATTTTAAGTTTTGGTTCTTCTGCACTAATATAATATCACTACCACTTATCCTACCTTCTACCACAACGTGTTGACTATTAACTGGAACTATTTGTGGGTTATTCATCTCTTTCCATATTCTCCTTTGTTGGTCTGTATTGCTCACTAACTCACGTGAATTAAGTCTGGCTATAATCTTGTCTCCATAATAAGAATGGCCTCCTACTACACCACCATCGGCGAACTTGAATTTACTAATCATTGCTAATGCTGCTACTACTGCTGCTACACCTGCTGCGATTGCTATCAAGTTACCAGGGAATGGAACTTTTGCACCACTTGCCGCTGCAGCGGCTATAGCTTCAGCTGATTTAGCTCCAGTAGTTACCATACTTGTCGCTGCATCAGTTTGACCAGCTGCTATATCAGCGACAGTGGCAACTGTGTTCTCTATCGTTGCTTCTGTGTTAGCTTGTTTTGCTGCTGTCTGTGCTGAAGTAGCCGCTACATCACTCTTCTTCATTATACCAAGTACCTCTAATATCTGAGTCACCATATCTATTGATTTGATGATTGAGTTATATGCTACTTGAGCTAACTGAACAGCTGCCATTACTTTCTCCCATCCACTTGCTTCACTATCTAATGTATCTTGTAGATTCTGATATGAGCTAACTAAGTCATTTGTTATACCGATTGCATTAAATGTCTCTTCAGTGATTCCTTTTATCACTTTAGATGCTTTACTCTCAATCTTTACTTTTATTGGATCTAAGTGGTTTCGTTTTAGCTCATCATTGAATGTCTTTATTAGATCTTTTGCTCTTTGTCTTGGTAAAAGTCCTTTCTCAAATGCTTCTTCTACTTGTCTTATTCCAGTCTCAGCCCATTCTCTTATAGATGATTGTGCTTGATATAGATTCTTCTCACTAGTGAATAACAAATCATCTAACACTATTGGTTTTAATCTCTTTGATAAATCTGGGCTTATATTATTCCATTTTGCTTCAACTTGTCTTATATATTCTTCATACTTTTTATCTATCTTCTCCTTTGACCCAATCACTACTTCTGGGATAACATATTGTGATCCAGCTGCTCTTTGTTCTTTTGCATCTTCCCATTTAGCTTTATTTTCTTTTGCTTCATCTATCTCATTCTTTAGTTTAGTTTTATCAACTGTAGATAAAGTAGGATTGATACGTATCTCTAACTGATTTCTATCTATTATATCTTGGTATTCTTTAATCTTATCTTCTATTAGTTGGTCTTCTGGTAATATGACTTCAGTTGTCAAGTTCTCTAATATATTATTCGCTTGTTCTAACTGTTTTGTCTTCTCTTTCAATATATCTTGTATCTCGGTTGCTCTTCCTTTATCTTCTTCTAATATACTACCTTTACCTTTAGATAGTAATAAATCATATTCTTTTCTATAATCATCTATCTCTTTTGATAACTGATCTGTGAATGATAATATCTCTTCTTTTTGCTCTTCTGGGTGTAGTAGTTTGTTTGCTGTCTCTATTTTCTTGTTTATCTCAGTTAAGTCTTTAGTTAATCTATCAAATTCAGTTTTGTTTTTATCTGAAGGTAAACCAGTTGCTGTATCTATTAACTTCTTTCTCTTATCTTCTAAGTCTTTAGCTTGTGCTTCAAGTGCATCTAAACCAACTTTAACTTCTTGTGTTGACTTATCTGCTTCTTTCTTTATTGTCTCTTTGTGTTGTGGTGATACAGTTCTTTTTTGTGTCGTTCTTTGTGTCCTAGGTGTTCTAGTAGTAGTTTTTTCATATGGGTCATAAGCTAATGGGTTAAATACTAATGTTGCACCAGCTGCGTCATTTATTCCTTTTCTTACTTTCTCGACTTCAACTGCTGTTTCTGCCCATTCATCTTTTAAGCTATTAACTTTGCTTTCTGCTACCTTAAATGCAGCATCATCCCATAGTTTACTATATTTTTCAGATATCTCATCTTTTTTCTTATTCAATAACTCTGCACCTTTATCTGTGGCTTTTACTATTTCTTCTACCCATTGTGTATATGTTCCAGCTGACACAGAGCCACTAGATCTTGTAACCCTTTCTGTCACATAATCTACTCCTTCTCTACCAATCGCTTTTAATAAAGCATAATCTTCTTTTTCTATATCCCCAGCACCTTCATAATGTCTTACTGTTCTTCCTCTTTCACGTGTTGTTTTCTTTATATAATAATCTTTCCATATCTCCATTTGTGCCGCTTCAAGACCAGCCATTTGTCCCATAAGTTGCATTAGTTTTAATACATCATCTGCTTGTTCGACAAATACTTTTTGTGCTTGAGCTACAGTCATTATATTCAAACCTAATCTCTTAAAAGCGGATGCATTATCATCTATCCATTTTTTCTGTTCGGCTTCTGTTTTAAGTGATGTCCATTGTTGTTGTAATGTTAAGAATGATGTAGTAGTCTCGGCTACTTTCTCACCTATAGTCTCAGCCATTTTCTTGTGTTGTTCTTCTAACTCTTCAGCAGCTTTCTTTTGATCATTCATTGAGTCAGAAGCTTCATCTGATCCACTGGTAAATAAAGTGAATAATCCAATGACCGTAGTCAATGCTGTGATTAATAATCCTATAGGATTTGCTTTAGCTACTGCATTGAAAGCTTTCATTGCTATAGTTGCACCTTTAGTCGCTGCTGCATTTCCAGTTTGTGCTACGGCTTCCATCTTAGCTGCCATTGCGGCTGCTTTTTGTTGTAATGCTTTAGTCTTCAATACAAGGATAGATGACTTGTTCAATGCTGTAGATATAGAAGTTATAGTATTAAGTACAGATTGAACTGTAGTGAATGCTACTACAGCTTTTTTCATCTTCTCTTCTTCTCCAGTGACTAAGCCAATGACACCAGCTACGGATGATAGAGTATTTCCAAACACACCAATCGCTTGTTTTGCTGCATCTAATCCAGCCGTATCACTTGCCATTGCTCTCATCTCAGCATTGATGTCACCAATGGTATCTATCATCTTAGCTCCTTCTTCTCTTATCTTATTGAAGTGTTGTATCAATGCTTGACCTTCAGCTGATTGTTTCTCAGCTTCGGACATACGACT